TCTCCATCTAAATAAGCATATTTTTGTAAGTCTAGGTCTGGTTTATGTACTTTTAATTTTGATGCTGCTGTATATGCTGCAACGCTTATTGGGCTCCATCCTATTTCTGTGTTTTGTTCAACTAATACATTGTCTCTTCCTGGTATTACTGTTGTTTGTGTATAGTCTTGGTTTGGAACGTTTGCTCCATTGTTTCCTGTTGTTGTAGTTCCAGTTGTCGTTGGAACCATCAGACTTGACGTTCCAGACGTTGTTGCTGTTGTTGGTGTTCGGAGAGCGCAGCCACCATTCGGCAGCGTCAGAATATAAACCGTACCCCTATTGCAAAACAGTTTCCTGTTATGCCGTTTTCTGCTCCTGCTGGGCAAAGACGGCCCGAAGTGCTTTGACAAGCATTTCAAGCCGTTTCTTCTCTGCTTCCTGCCGGAGACTTTCTGCTCTGCCACGTTCGGACTTGAGCCATTTCATGGCAGGGTATTTTACATCCGTGATCTTCTTCGTCCAGATACCGGCTTTCTTTGTGCTGATGATACCGTCCTCTGTGCAGAGGGTCAGATATTCCAGCAGCAGAGAACAGCCGTCCACGACCTCGCCGATCTTTTCAATCCGCTTGTCGTACTCCGTGGCGAAGTTCACGTTGTTGGCCGCATGGGCATCCAGCAGAATCTTCTTGGCCGTTTCCCGGATGTCCCTGCCGTAGAGGTTGAAGGTGCTTTTCGTGAAGCCCTCCTTCTCCCTCGTATCGAGAGCATGGACAGCGGTGGTGCAGACCTGCTTGATTTCCCGGATGTCCTCAAGCGCAGCGGCTTTCTGAAATACTTTTCGGGCATCGCTACGGCTGATGTCATCCGAAACGATGCGGGTCGCCCTCTGTGTATATCTCAGAAGCTCCCGCGCTTTGCTGCCAACCAGAAACGGTTGTTCAGCCATATCAGAACTCCACCCTCGCCTGATCTGCGTTCCACACGCCGGTGACGGTCAGGCCGTCAAGGCTGCCGAACGTGGCAGAAAAAGGATTCTTGGTGACGTTCGTGCCGAACTTCAACTCGATTGCCTTAATGCTGGCATTCATCGCTGCCACGCTTGCGCGGATGTCGCCGTGTGCATTCTCTGCGGAGTTGTGGGCATCGACGGCAGAGCTGATTTTCTGGTCGGTCTGAACCTTGGTGTATGCGTCCACCGTCGGGCGCTGGGATTCAGACAACTTACCATCCGCGTCCAGCGTTGCCACGCCACCGGGGGCACCGGCCTGTTCTGTTTTCAGATAGCTGGATTCATCGTTCGACACGCCGGGTACAGCGACGTTCACATTTCCGTATGCCATGGTTATTCCTCCTTCGGCTTTTCGCCCTGAATGATCCGGTACTCCGCAGTCAGTGCTTCCGCCGGAGCTTTCCTTGCCCAGATACAGATTTTCCCTGCCTGCGTTTCACAGGTCTGGCAAACACCGCAGTCCATCGCAGCGGTCAGGCTGTTCGGCGACAAGATGATGTCTGCACGATCGGTCGCCGTCACATCGTTGACAGTGATGTCATAACGCAGGGGGTATTCCTCCCACGTTTCATCCTTCACCCAGCCGTCCGCCTTGATCGTGACGGGTACAGAGGACAGCCGGTCAACCTTTGCCCTGTCCATTTCCTGCATTGCTTCCAGCGTTGCATTGGACAGCTCACTTGCCAGCCCTGCCGCATACTTCTTTGCTTCCTGTGCTACCAGTTTCAGGTGGGTTACGAGTGCGATAATATTCATTCACGCTTGTCCTCCCTAAAAAAGCAGGCGAGACCGCCATGTGACGGTCTCGCCCCTCATACTTCTTTGGTAAGGTCAGTCAGCTTATGCGCCGAAAACCTCGGTCAGCATAGCGGTCACATCCTCGTCGGATGCAACAGTGCCATGGATCACGTCGGACGGCTCAGTGTAAACAACGGTCTCCACGCCGCCGATCTTGACGTTACCGTTGGTTGCGGACTTCTCCACCTTGGTTGCGCCCTCGGCAATGCCGTCCAGCTTAGTGCCCTCGGCATCGGTCATCAGGCGCTTGCCGGTCTCAGCGGCCACGAAGTCAACGGGCTTCTTGCCGGAATCGGTCAGGTTGCCGTTTGCATCCAGAGCGGCGAAGTTGCCGGAGGTGGCGTTCTTCACCTTGTCGGCCTTGCCGCTGATGTCCACATACAGGCCGTCGGCCTTGAGGCTCAGAGCATTACCGGCAGCGGCAGAGACGTTCACCTTCACCTCGATCTCATAGCCAGAGACGGTGATTGTGGTGGAAGCGTCCTTGCCGGTGGCCTTTGCCTTGTAGGTATCGACCAGAGCGGACATATCGAGGAAGCTGTAGGTGCAGCTGTCAGGGTTCTGACCCTTCACAGCCAGCACCATGACGGGCTTACCTGCCAGCTTGGGGTCGGTAGCGCCGGGGTAGGTCTCGGTGCTGAATGCGAACTTCGGCACAAAGGTAGTCTTGGCCTGATCGAGGAACAGCTCCTTCGGGAAGTCGAAGGTGAATGCGGCATCGCCGGACTTGTCGGCGCTGGTGTAGAAGCTGACAGTGTTACCAGACACGCCCAGAGACTTGATGGCCTTGGAAACGTCGGTGTTGATGTTGTCGATCTCGGCCTTGGTCTTTGCGGCCAGAGCCTTCAGAGCAGCCAGACGGACGAGAGCAGTTTCATTGTAAGCCATAGTAAAATACCTCTTTCTTATTTGTTCATGATAAAATATCCGGCTGCCCAGACTTCCCGGATAGCCGGTCGATTACAGATCGTGCATTACTCGCCGAAAATCTCAGTGAGCATTTCGTTTGCTTCGTCGTCCGAAGCAATGGTCACGGCGGCAGCGCCCAGCGGGGCGAGGTCGCCAGCGGCATTCTGGATCACATACGGAGTAGCCGTGCCGTTCACGACGACGGAAAGCATCTGGCCGACATAGGCGGTCGGATTGGTCTTTGCGTAGCTCTGGGCATCGGCCAGAGTGGGCCAGACGGTGGAAGGATCAAGGGCAAAAGCGTCCTGACGCTTCATAGCCAGCGGGAACTCCATGTTGGCATAGGTCTTTGCGGTATTGTTCACAGCCATTGTCTATCCCTCCTATCAGCCCAGAGTGACCTTGAGAACTGCGGCGTTGCCGTAGGCAACAGCAGGCTCAAACACCCAGACATTGTACTCCTTCGCGGCGTAGCCGTTCGCGCCCTCAACGGACACGGTGGACTTCACGAAGGTGCCGGTGACATCGGCGTTCATGGCGGTCTCGTTGATGACCTTGGTAACACCCTTGGTCGTCGCAATGCAGGCAATCGCCACGCGCTGTGCGCCAACAGGTACGTTGATGGTCAACGTACCTGCGGCGTATGCCTTGCCGGTCTTGCCCAGTGCACGGATAGCAGCGCTGTCCAGAGCGGGCTTGCTGGTGGATGCGCCGTAGAACACGTTGCGGAACGGGGTGTAGGCGGCGGTGTCCTTGGTCTTGCTGCCTGCCGCAATGGCGACCACCGGGCTGGATGCAGCACCGAGGTTATCCTTTGCGGTCACACCTGCGCCGTGGGTTGCGGTCACGCGGTATTTCAGAC